AAGGTTTTTTTTTTGACCACTTTTTTAGGTTTATATATATTTATATATGATAAGTTATATAAATTCAGGAGAGATAAAGTTATGAGTAAAACTTACGATGATTCATATCCACAAAAAAATGTGGCAACCGAAGTAACAGATGAACAATTAAAAAAACAAGTTGTTCAACAATCAATTAAAAACGATTCATATAAATTTCCAACAGAAACTGTTGAGTTACCGAGTAAAGGTCTTGGATACTCTAAAGATAATCTATTATCATCAGGTAAAATTGAAATGAAATATATGACCGCTAAAGAAGAAGATATTTTAACATCAATAAATTTAATCAAAAAAGGAACTGTTTTAGATAAACTATTCGAATCACTTATTGTATCCCCTATAAACTATAATGATTTACTTATAGGTGATAAAAATGCTGTAATGGTAGCAGCGAGAATATTAGGATATGGTGCTGATTATCGATTTGACTATACATGCCCAAATTGTGACCATAAAGAAACAATAGCTCGAAATTTATCAGATATAACTAATAAAAATTTTGATGAAAAAATACTTTCACAATTAGGCAACAATGGATTTTTAGAATGGCAACTACCGGCTTCTAAAAGAAAAATAACGTTTGTTTTACCTAACCACAAAATAGAGGAATCAGTGCGCAGAGAAATAACTGCAAAACGTAAAATAAATAAAAATCAAGTAGATCCTGAAATAACTACAAGATTTAAGCACATGATTCAATCTGTTGATGGTGATGATAGTAAACAGTATATAATTAATTTTGTAGACAATGAATTTTTATCAAGAGATTCATTCGCTTTTAGAGAATATGTGAGAGCAATATCTCCCGATGTTGATTTCACTTTTGAACACAAATGTTCTAATTGCGGACACGAGACGACGTTGGCTTTGCCAATTGATGCCGGGTTTTTTTGGCCTGACTCCACAAAATAGGCAAGGTATATTTAGAGAAGTTTTCGAACTGTCTTTTCATGGTCAGGGTGGATTTCCACACTCTGAGGTA